TTCGGAAGATTCTGATCCTTACAAAACTGATGACTTAGGAGACTACAGTAAAAATGTTAAAAAACGAATTAACAATCTTGTTGGTCGTATGCGAGAAATGGAACGACTTTACAAAGATGTTCAAGACGAAAATGAAGAATTAAAAGAAAGATATACTAATGTTGGAAAAGGTTATGTATCTGAGTATGAAGGTAGAGTAACAAATGCTGCAGAAGCAGCTAAGGCTAAACTTAAAAAAGCAATAGAAGATAACGATACAGAAGGCCAGGTTTCTGCACAAGAACAGTTAGCTCAGGCTAAAGCAGATGCCACAAGATTATCTTCTATGAAACAAGCTCAAAAAAATGATGAAGCAAATTATGCCTCTCAACCTGTTCAACAACAAGCACCCCAACAAGATTATGCTGAACAACCAGCTTATGATCCTCGTGCAGAGGAATGGGCAGCAAGAAATGATTGGTTTGGTGCTGATCGAATGATGACAGGAGCAGCTATGGAGTTACATAATCAACTTGTTAATGAAGAAGGATTTGACCCAACATCAAATGAGTACTATAAAGAAGTAGATTCTCGTATGAGAAAAGAGTTTCCTCATAAATTTAGTCATGCTAATACTATTGAGGAGAAGAAAACCGAAACGAAACAGCCCGTTCAGACTGTAGCGTCGGCCGTACGAAAAACAAAATCTGGACGCCGAGTAGTGAAGCTCACACCTTCACAAATAGCAATAGCGAAAAGACTCAATGTGCCATTGGAAGAATACGCAAAACACGTGAAGGAGGCGTAATATGACTGAAAAATTAAAGAAATCCACACGCAAAATTGAAACCCGTGAAAAGAAAGCTCGTAAGAGAGGATGGGTTCCTCCTTCTAGCTTAGAAGCACCAGAACCACCCGAAGGTTTTCACCATCGGTGGGTTAGGTCTGAATTTCGTGGCGAACAAGATGAAAAAAACATTATGGCTCGTTTACGATCTGGATACGAATTTGTAAGAAAAGATGAGTATCCTGACAGAATGGATCTTCCGTCTATTAATGATGGAAAATACAAAGGTGTTATCGGAGTAGGAGGATTATTATTGATGCGCTGTCCTATAGAAGTTAAGGAAGATAGGGATGCTTATTTTCAAGAACTTACTAAAGGAAAACAAGATTCCATTGATAATGATCTCATGAAGGACGAGCACCCTTCTATGCCAATCTCGAAAGAGAAACGCAGTAGGGTTGAATTTGGTGGAAACAAAAAGTCTTAAATAAGTAAGGCCCATGTCTTCTACCAGAGTCTAAAGGAGACATATTATGGCAAATATAGATGCTGCTTTCGGATTACGACCTTTCGTAAGAGAAGGCTCTTCATATAATACCCAAGGTATGAATGCTTATGCTATTCAAACTGCTAGTATAACTGGCGTTGCTAACGCAATTTACACAGGACAAGGGGTAATACCTCTAGCTACTGGAGTAATCAGTTATGCAGGTGCAGCAGCAGGTGGCACAGTACCATATCTCGGTGTTTTTATGGGCTGTAAATATACAGCACTAGACGGCACGCCAACATGGTCAGCTTATTATCCAGGCACGGCTTCTTGTAAAGCAAATACAGAAGTTACTGGTTATGTAATAGATGATCCAAATCAACTATTCTTAGTGAATTGTGATGCGGCGGCAGCCGACGGACTAGTTTTTGCTAATGCAAACTGGGCTACAAGTATAACTGGAAGTACAACTACTGGTTATGGTTATGGCGAGTTAGCAGTAAGTACAGCAAACACTACAGCCTCCCTTAACTTGAGAATTCTCGGTTTCGAAGATTCTCCTAGCAATGATGACGCAACCGTTGCTGGTCGATTAGCGATAGTTAAACTTAACGTACATTTCTTTAACACAGCGACAGGAATAAACTAATAGGAGACTAGAATGGCTATAAGTAGAGCACAACTAGCTAAAGAGCTAGAACCTGGTTTAAACGCCCTGTTTGGACTAGAGTACGCACGTTATGAAAACGAGGCCGCAGAAATCTTCGACAATGAATCTAGTGATAGAGCATTCGAAGAAGAGGTTATGTTGGTTGGCTTTGGCGAAGCTTCTGTAAAAGCGGAAGGTGCAGCAGTTGGTTTTGATACCGCTTCTGAATCTTTTACTGCTAGATACGTGCATGAAACAATTGCACTAGCATTCGCTTTAACTGAAGAAGCAGTCGAAGATAATTTATATGATACTTTATCTGCTCGTTATACAAAATCATTGGCTCGTTCAATGGCGTATACAAAACAAGTTAAAGGTGCTGATATATTAAATACAGCATTTGCAACAACTGGTGGAGATGGTGTTACTTTATGTAATACTGCACACCCAACAGCATTAGGCGGAACTTTCTCAAACAGAAGTTCAACTGATGCTGATATTAACGAAACCTCATTAGAGCAAGCAATGATTGATATTGCAGGCTTTATCGACGAAAGAGGACTAAAAATTGCAATGCAGGGAAGAAAATTAATTATCCCAGTAAACATTCAATTCGTAGTTGATAGAGTCTTGAACTCAACTCTAAGAGTCGGTACTGCTGACAATGATATCAACGCTCTGAAAAATATGGGCATGTTACCAGGTGGTTACACAGTTAACCACTATCTATCAGATACTGATGCATGGTTCGTAAAAACAGATTGTCCTAATGGATTCAAACACTTCACAAGAGCTGCCCTTGCTACTGGCATGGAAGGCGATTTTGACACAGGAAATATGAGATACAAAGCTAGAGAGAGATACAGCTTTGGTTACTCTGATCCTAGAGCGGTTTACGGATCTCAAGGTTCATAAAAATTACTGGATCCTCCCAGATAGAAAAAGGCGGTTGCAAGACCGCCTTTTTTGTTTTACAATATAATTCCTAGATTAATTAAGTTGTGTAGACTGACTAGGCAGACGGTATAGAGACTACATGACGAGGGCTATACACCATAGGAGGTTAACATGGCACAAACAACTTTTCAGGGACCGGTTAAATCAATTAACGGTTTCATAGGAGCAGGTGTTGGAAACGTAGTAAGCTTAACGGCTGATACAACTCTAACAGTTGCAGACCACGCAGGTCGAATTTTAACTTGTAATGATGCAGACGGCAAATTTACTTTACCAACGATTGACGCTACGGCTGATCCTAATGGCTCAGGACCAGGCAACGATCCAAACAATACAAATAACTTAGGAGCTACTTTTACGTTTATCGTAGAAACAGCAGCTACTGATATGGATGTATTAACAGATGGTACTGACAAATTTGTTGGCGGCGCTTACATTGGTATTGATGATTCAGCAGCAGGTAAAACTTTTATCTCTGCGGCAGCAAATGATGTTATAACCTTAGACGGATCAACACAAGGCGGTTTAGCAGGTAGCATAATTAAATGCACTGCAATGGCTGATAATAAATATCACGTGGAAGCACAGTTATTAGGTTCAGGAACTTTAGCAACACCTTTCGCTAACTCGTAATAGGAGGTAGTAAATGTTTGCTTTAAAAACTAAACAATTAACTGCTAGTGGACAGGTAACAACAAAAGTATCGGCAGGCACTAATACTCTTAGTGCTCCAGCACGAGTACTAGGATTAACTGTTCAATGTGGTGGAACTGAAGGCAGAGTTGATTTGATAGATAATGGTTCAGGTGGAACTGTTAAATTTACTCAAGTTACTCCTGCTATTGGTTCTGGAGAAGATGAGATTCTTCAAATTGATTTTCCTGAAATGGGATTAAAATTTGATACTGATCTTTATGTTTTCTTTAACCAGGCTACTAAAGTAAATGTAATTTATGGCTAAGGATAAACAACTATTTAAAAACAATAAAATTTTCGCCCTAAATTTAATAGGGCGAAAATGACATGAGATTACTATTTGTTATATTATGTTTTATTTTAGTTGTAGCTGCAATTACTAGCGCTAATGGAGCAGATACAAATACAGTAAGTTCTACCGTTGTGACGGATAAATCCGTGCCGACGGCAAACTCACCAAGTGTTGTTGTTAACAATTCTGACGTGTGTAAAACAGCGGCAGCGGGTGCCGTTCAAACCCAGATTCTCGGAATTAGTAGCGGAATTACTATCACGGACGAAAACTGTGAAAGAATAAAATTATCACGTTCGCTTTACTCGATGGGAATGAAAGTCGCAGCGGTATCGACACTTTGTGCAGATCCTCGTGTGTGGGATGCCATGCATATGGCAGGGACATATTGTCCTTACATGGGCGCCATAGGAGATGAAGCACGTCAAAAATGGGAAGAGAATCCTGACATGGTTCCTAAAGGATCATTAGTATATAATAAAATAGAAATTGAACAGAAAGAAAAACAAACAACTGGACTAACGGATGGGCAAAAACTTCTTAAATTTATTGTATTGGGTATGGCTATGCATTCTGGTATCGTGGCATTCGCCCCTTAGAGCAGAATGTCCTGTTACTGCAACAGGATTATGTACGCCAGGAGTCGAAGAAACCATTGTTATAGATGAAGTAGAAACCATTGAATATGAAGCTGACGGATATACAGTTACAACAGAAACTACCACTACAACCACAACAATAACTACAACTAATGAAGATTCAGGAGATATTCTTGATGGAGATGCTGGTTATGTTTCATCATCAAAATATGAAGGTGACATGGATTTGGACTGGGGAGGCCAAGGACCGGCAACAATGCCTTCTGGCAATAGTTGTTATAATTTAGGTGCCGATAAATGTGCACAAATAACAGGCTCAGGAAATTCCACTTCAACAATGGGTGTAGATGGTATGGGCACAACATTTATACAAATAATTGATATATCAGATCTTGATATAGAAAATGGAGGACGAACAAATTATTCAATAAAAGTAGATAAGCAAGATTCTCAAGATAGAATCTATATGCATATTACCGGTAAGGATGGAAACACATCAGTCTTTAGTGGAACAGATATATTATCAGAATCAGGTGTTAATAGTGGTTATCAAACTTATGAAAGTGGTTTTGATTTTGCAGGAGGAATTACAACATTAACTATAGAAATAGGGGGTAGAGATATTAATCTTGCAATAGGACCCTTGTTCGATGACGTTACAGTTAACGTGCTCTATAACGTTGTCAATACAATAGTTACAGAACATATACTTAGTGTTGAAATGTGGGTGGCATATGGTGGTAGTACAGAAACAGAAGTTATAGATATTGTAGAAAATATTTTTGAACATAATGATGTAGTTGATGCACCAGGTGATGATTTATATTTTGAACCTGAGTTTGAAGAACCTGATATGGAAATGTCCTATGAAACTGTTGAGATAGAAATGGAAATGGAATTTGATTTTGAAATGGATTTTGAAATGGATATGCCTGAAATGGAAATGGAAATGGAAATGACTAATTTAGAAATGGAAATGGAAATGGCAGAATTAGATATAGAAATGCCTGAACCTGAAATTGAAGTTGACATTGAACCAGAAATAGAGGAACCTACACCGACGGAAACAGAGGAGGTAGCAAATGAACCTACTGAAGAAACTGAAGAACCTGTTAATGAACCTCAAGAAGAAGTGGCAGAAGAGCCAGAACCTGAAGAAAGCTCATCAGAGACTACTGAAAATAAGGATGAGGAAGAAACTGTAGAAGAACCTAAGAAAGAAGAAGAAAAGCAAGAGGAGCCAAAGAAAGAAGAAGAAGAAAAAGAACCAGAGTCTAAAAAAGAAAAAGCTGCTAAAAAGATCGTAAAGAAGATGGGCGATAAAGGTAGATATGATTCAACAAATCAGTTAAAAACACTAATAGTCATGCAAGTTTTAGGTGATACAAAAACTTTTTTTGACTCACAGAAACAATTAAATGATCGAGAAGGATTTTTTACAGACATGATAATACCTGACACACAAATACCTAATAATAATATAGGACAGTATTTGTTATTTGCTGGAAGTGAAGGATTAATGAATGAGATGATTGATAGTCAATGGCAGACGGATTCGGAGTAGCAATGGCAGAAATGGAGTTTGCAGGAATTAAATTTAAAGGCGGAAAGATCTTTGTAATTCTTACAGCATTAACTACACTTGGTGGCGGACTGTGGGGTGGATTTGAATTTTATAAAGATTACCTCAACATGAAAGAGCAAATACAAAATTATGTAGCCCCAGATTTATCTGAGTTTGATAAAAACATTGCACTAACAAAAGAAGAAATGAGTAGTAAAACAGATCTTCTTAAAACAGAAATAGAAATGTTAATGGGTGAAATGGAAATGATGATGCAAGAAATAAGATTGGTATCTGATGTAGCCAATGAATTAAAAAATGATTTAAGACAAGATGTGCGTAGAGTTGAATCAATTGTTAATGATGTTGAACAACAAGTAAAAGAAGATTCAAGAGATAACGCAAAAGATTTAAAAGTTACAATAGATACGATTGAAGATGATATGAAAAAATTAGAAGAAAAAATAAAACTATCACAAAAAGAACTAGAAGAAAAAATAGATAAAAGGATTAAAAGAGCATTAGAAAATCCTTTAGGAGGGTAATATGAAAATTTCTGATAACACAGCGATTAGTATGCCTATGAGAAATCTAATTGGGTTGATTGCAGCCATAGGAATTGGAATCTTTGCCTACAGCGATTTGACACAAAGGTTAACCCAACTTGAAACTGCAAGACAATTAATGGAAGCTGACTTGTTAAAAAAAGCTGAACAGACCCCTGTAAACCAGGAATTGTACATGCTCATAGAGTTTCTTGCAGGGCAAAATGAGGTTATGGAAATAGAAGTGCAATCTATTGAATCTAATAATATAAATATAGACTTTCTAAAAACTCAATTAGAAAAAATGCAAAATGATGTAGAAAATCTAAAAGACAAAGTGAGGCAAAATGGCAGTAACTGAGGTAGTTTTTGCAATGATGATGATAGTAAACGGATCCATGGATGGGTTTATGAAAACAGATGGTCTATCCCACTGTCTTAAAGTTAAAAGAGAAAGTGAGAGAAACTTATCAGAAAGTAGAACAAATGTTATTCGTTATGAATGCGGTCAAGTAGTGGCAGAACTAGAGCCTGACTCAGAAGGTGTGCTTAAAATAAAAAAGATTATAGAGCGAAAATAATGGACCCGGTAACTATAGCTTATATTTGTTTTGGTACCTTATGGGTTATGGGGGCTATTACTTATTTATAGTATATGGCTCAAAAAATAACCAACGAATATTTTACACCTGTTCGTAAAAGAACAAGCATAGGAAACTCTTCCAAATCTAAGCCTAAGAATAAACATAAACTTAAATCATGGAAAAAATATAATCGACAAGGAAAGATATAAAGGGTATTAATATAGGCAACAAAGGAGATTGTTATGCCACAAGGTAAAGGAACTTACGGAAGTAAGATAGGTAGACCTGTCAAAATGAATAAAGGCGGTCGTACTGGAGAAATGATGTATTCTAGAGGATACGGTGTCGGTAAAAAAGGAAAACGTGTACCCACTATGTTAATGGACCGTGGACCAACAAAAATGAAAGGCGGTGGAGCTGCTAGAAGAAATTTACTCGAAGAAGTAGGTAGAATTGATGCAGAGCGTATGAACCCTAATCGAAGAGCTGAGAAAAGAAGAGTTATAGGAGAACTCAATCGAGGCTTTAAGAAAGGTGGAGTAGCTAAAATGACAAATGGTGGATTAAGTAAACATCCAGCTCATAGAGAAAAACCCCCTGTTAAACCAAAAAAAGTTAGCACTGCGAAAGGTCCTTTTCATTCAAAGAGATCTATGCCTTCAAATGTAATTGCTGAAAAAACTAAAATTAAACCTAAAGTAAAACCTAAACTTAAAGCAAGTTCTATTATTCCAAAAGGTAGACATCCAGAAAAGAGTACAGGTAAAAAAATTACGAGACCAGGACTAGGTAAATTTGATACAAAAGCAAAAGATTCCGCTATTATGAAAGCAGAAAAAGCTAGAAGAGCTAGAGCGAAAAAAGACATTCCAACAGGAAGGTCAGCAGCAGCTTCTGGTTATTCTAAAAGAAAAGAAATTGGTAAGAGAACAGGCTATAAAAAACATCCATCTAAACCAAATTTAGGTAATAGATAGAGGATGCCAACTTATGCCAGTACTGCTGATTTTAATCTTTCAATAAGTGAAATTATTGAGGAGGCTTTTGAACGCTGTGGATTACAAGATCGAAGTGGTTATGAATTAAAAACTGCTCGTAGATCTTTAAATCTTTTATTAGCTGAATGGTCTAATAGAGGACTTAATCTGTGGACGATACAAAAGCAAACCGCTGCATTAGCAGCAGATACAACCAGCTTATCTGGTACTTCTTTGTATGGTTCAGGAGCAAACGCTGCTTCTGAAATTGTAGAAATAACCGATATGGTTATTCGTGATTCAAGTAATAATGAATATTCATGTTCTCCTATTAGTCGTTCAACGTATTTAAATTATACAGTTAAAACTTCTGGTGGGAGACCTACCCAATTTTATTTTGAAAAGACTATTAACCCTACTTTGTATTTATATCCGGCAGCGGATGTAGCTTATACTGTAGTTTATTATGCTATGTTAAGAATGAAAGATTCAGGTGTTTACACTAATAACGCAGAAATACCTTTTTCTTTTTTACCATGTTTAACAGCAGGTTTAGCTTATTACATAGCTTTAAAATATGCTCCTGAAAGAACTCAAATTTTAAAAATAGCTTATGAGGAAGAATTCAGAAGAGCAGCAGATACTAATAGAGGAAATGTAAGTTCACACTTCGTGCCTAAATTAGGAATTACAGCGGGGACATACTAATGGGACGTTATGCAGGAGGACAATTTGCTTTAAGAATCTCTGATAGAGATGGACAAGCATATCCATATAATGAAATGGTTCAGGAATGGACAGGAGCCTGGGTTCATGTTTCAGAATACGAGCCTAAATCTCCTTTATTAAATCCTACTAATCATCCCACCGATGCACAATCATTAGAACATGCAAAACCTCAAGTAGTAGATTCTACTGTTGAGGTAGGATTAATTGGAATAGCCGCTAATAATTTTGGAGCTTTAAATGAAACAGCTACTCTTTCTGATGGTTCAGTAGTTACTGTTAAAAGTATGATGCCATTAGGTATACAACGACCTTCAAAAATAACTAAGATGCAAAGTTTTACAGGAAATGTTACAGTGAGTACGTCATGAGTGATTATTCAGATTTAAATGATAATGTAAGAAACTATACAGAAACAGATAGTAATGTTTTATCTGATAGTATTATACAACCTTTTATAAAATCTATTGAAGATCAAGTAATGAGAACAGTAGATCTTACTTATTATCGTAAATATGATAATGCAGTATTAACAGTAAATAATCCTTTTTTACCATTGCCAGCAGATTGGCAAAATACACGTTATGTTCAAATTTATGATGCTTCTTCAGGGACTCCTGAGAGAACTTACTTGCTACAAAAAGATATTTCGTTTATGAATGAATACTGGCCTGATAGAACGGCAACTGGTACTCCTAAGTATTATGCTATGTGGGACCAAGATACGCACTATGTTGCGCCAACTCCGAACGCTGCATTAACATGTGAGCTCGCATACACGTACAAGCCTGATGGCTTATCAAGTGGACAAACATCTACCTGGTTAAGTCAAAATGCTCCGAACGTGCTATTATATGGTTGTATTTTACAAGCACTTGGATACTTGAAAGGTCCAGCAGATATGATACAATATTATGATAAAATGTTTAATCAGTCTATGCAATCTTTAGCCACATATGAGATGGGGCGTGATCGTAGAGACGAATTTCGGGACGGCGTTATTCGTATCCCTCTCGAATCAAGGAACCCATAGGAGATTATTATGGCAATTACTCAAGCTGTATGCAACAGTTTTAAAGTGGAGATCCTGAAAGGCCTACACAACTTTACGGCAACGACAGGGAACGCTTTTAAATTGGCGCTATACGACAACGAAGCAACATTAAGTAAATCAACAACTGCATGGTCAGGAACTGATGAAGTGGCAAACTCAGGCACTTATTCTGAAGGTGGTGGTGCGTTAACATCTGTTACGCCAGCATTATCTACAGACACTGCTGTTTGTGATTTTGCGGATATTTCATTTACAAGTGCAACTATTTCAGCACAAGCTGCTGTTATTTATAATAGTTCAACTGTATCTGGCTTAACAACCAATGCATCCGTTTGTGTATTAGATTTCGGCGCTGTTAAATCTTCAACTTCAGGAACATTTACAATTACGTTTCCTGCTGCTGAAGCAACTGCTGCAATTCTAAGAATCGCATAGGAGATAAAACATGGCCTCTATCCAAGGATGGGGCCGAGAAACTTGGAACAGTGGTGCGTGGAACCAACAGGCACCTGTTTCTGTTACAGGTAATGGCCTCACGTCATCTCTGGGAACTGAGACAGTTGCGACTGATCAGAACATATCTGTAACTGGTATTGGTTTAACATCAACTGATGGAACTCTTACTGCTGTTGGTATTGCTGAAGTAAATCCTTCAGGGAACTCCCTTACATTTAGTATTGGAACTGAGACAGTAGCAACAGATCAGAACATATCCGTCACTGGTAATTCTCTTACTTCTTCTGTTGGAGATGATTCACAGTCAGTAACGTCTACAACTGGTTGGAACCGTGATACAGATGTAAACACAGGTGCCTCTATTGGATGGGGTGATCAACAATGGAATGCTGTAGGTGGTTCATTTGCTCTTACAGGTCAAGCACTTAGTGTCTCTTTAGGTACAGAAACAGTAGCAACAGATCAAAATATATCTGTTACAGGTAATGCAACAACTTCATCAATAGGAACTTTCTCTATAACAGGTGATTCACAGGTAACTGTTGTTGCAGCTAGTGAACCTGAAATGGATATATCAGTAGGACAAGCACAAGCTGATCCAGAATTCGTTGTATTCCCATCAGGTAATGCAATGACCTCAGCGGTGGGAACTGTTGGCACATCAGTATTTGTTACTGGTGTTAATATGACCTCTTCTTTAGGAGATGAAACGCAAGAAACTATCTATGAAGCACCTAGTGTATCAGCCACGGTATCTTTTGGAGTATTAAATATTCGTACAGATGTTAGCTTTACACCAACTGGCGTTTCTGTTACAAGTAGCACAGGAACTCTACAAGGTACTTTTTGGAACCAAGTAGATGATTCTAACTCAGCAATAAGTTGGACGGAAGTCCATAAAGCTGCATAAAAGTTTTGACAAACTTTATTTTAACTAATAATAATTATATAGGAGATAAATAAAATGAGTTCGACATATTCAACAAGTTTAAGGATAGAGCTTCAAGCTTCAGGAGCAAATTCTGGTACTTGGGGAACTATTACAAACAACAACTTTTCTCAGTCTTTAGAATTTTCCATAGCTGGTGTAGTTAATGTTGCGTGTGGCGATGCTGCTGTAACAACACTTACAAACGCTGATGGTCCACAATCACAAGCAAATAACCAAGCAAGAAATGCTCACATAAGATTAACGGGTGCACATGGTGCAGTAAGAATAGCTCAATTCCCAGCTACACAAAAAGTTTATTTAATTACAAACGCAACGACTGATTCAGGATCTTCTGGTCCTTACGCAATGACTTGCAGATTAGGTGCTTCAGGTAACACACTTTCAATAGCTAACGGCACAACTCGTCTTGTTTCAACAGACGGCACAAACTGGTATGATGTTTTTTCTTTGGCAGGATCAATAGACCTTCAAGGTCAAGAATTAATACTAGACGCTGATGCAGATACATCTATAACTGCTGACACCGATGACCAAATTGATTTAAAAATTGGTAATACTGACGTTGCAAATTTAACAAATTCATCAAGTGATTTTGTAATTACTTCAGCTGTACAAGATAAAGATATTTTATTTAAAGGTGATGATGGCGGAGGTGCTATTACAGCATTACAATTAGATATGTCCGATGCAGGTAAAGCTGTATTTAATGCAGGAGCTACATTTGGTGATGTCGTAGATGCAGACTCAGGTGTTACTATTGACAATATTACAATTGATGGAACAGAAATAGATTTATCATCCGGTGATTTAACTTTAGATGTTGCGGGCGATATAATCTTAGATGCAGCTGGCAATGATGTAATTTTCTCATCTGGTGGAACAGCTATTGGTCATATTACTAATAGTTCAAGTGATTTAGTTATTGAATCAAAAGTTTCTGACAAAGACATGATTTTTAAAGGTAATGATGGTGGCTCTGGTGTTACAGCACTAACTCTTGATATGTCAGGTGCTGGTGCGGCTACTTTCAATAATGATGTTACTGCTTTCTCTGATAAAAGATTAAAAACAGACATAAAAAATATTGATGATGCTTTATCTAAGGTAATAAAAATGCAAGGTGTTTACTATAAAAGAAATGATATACAAGATGCTAAAGAACAAATTGGAGTATTAGCTCAAGACATGGAAGAGATTTTACCACAAGTTGTTATAACTGCGGATGATGATATTAAAACAAAATCAGTTGATTATGGAAAACTAACTTCTGTTTTAATTGAATCAATAAAACAACTTAAAACGGAAATTGATGAACTAAAGAATAGGAGTTAAAAATGACCTTACCTACAGGTGCTATATCCTTATCCCAAGTTAATACAGAATTAGACATTTCCCCTTCTTCTACTACCATTAATATGGGTGCTACGGCTGTAAGAACGTTGGCCGATCAACCTTCTGGCGATATTGCAATGGCAGATTTACAAGGAAAATCAAATGCACAATTTATTCAAGCTACTGGCGGAAGTATTGCTACACAAGGAGATTATAAAGTTCACACTTTTACTTCAGATGCTACTTTTACAGTACAAGGCGCAGGTAATGCTGCGGGATCAAACACAGTAGAATATTTAGTTGTTGCTGGAGGCGGCTCTGGTGGCTCTGGATATGGTGGCGGTGGTGGCGCTGGAGGATTTAGAGTAAACTATCCTTCTCCTGCTACTGGTGGTCTTCCTGTTTCTGCTCAAGGTTATCCTATAACAGTAGGTGGTGGTGCTGCTGGCGCTCCAAGTGCTAGATATACAACAAAAGGTCAAGATGGTTCAAATTCAGTTTTTTCTTCTATTACCTCTGAAGGTGGTGGTGGAGGTGGTGCTTTAGAACCTCAATATGGTGGTGCTCAAGGATTAAGTGGTGGCTCTGGCGGTGGTGCTGGTGCTGCAAACAGTTCTCCGAGTACAGCTGATGGTGCTGGAAATACTCCTCCTGTATCTCCCCCTCAAGGTAATCCTGGCGGTCACGCTGTATCAGCGGGTGGAACACAAATGGGTGGTGGCGGTGGCGGTGCTAGTCAAGCTGGCGGTCATGGAACTTCTGGTGGCCCTGCAGGTGTTGGTGGTAATGGAACAGCAACTTCTATACCAGGTTCTCCTGTGACATACGCAGGCGGCGGCGGTGGTGGTTTTTTTAGACCAGGCCCAGGCGGAAAACCTGAAGCTCCTGGCGGTGACGGAGGAGGCGGTGACGGTGGAAGTCAACCAGTCGCTGGACAAGCTGGAAGTGCTAATACTGGCGGTGGAAGTGGTGCTGCTGGAGGTTTAAGAAATGGTGGCTCTGGCGGCGGTTCAGGGCTAGTAGTAGTAAGGTATAAGTTTCAATAATGGCACACTTTGCAAAATTAAATGATTCTAATGTAGTTCTCAGCGTTTCAGTTGTTGCTGACGCAGATACAACAAATGATTCTAATGTTGAAGATGAAGCAACTGGAGTTGCTTTTTTAACAGATGTGCATGGATGGACAAATTGGAAAAAATGTTCACGAAGCACACATGCAGGGGTAAAGTATGACGTTGATAGCGATGGTAATTTTACAAATGCAGCAAGTGACCAATCAAAAGCATATAGAAAAAATTTTCCTGGTATAGGTTGGATATATGATTCAGGAAAAGACGCTTTTGTAGAACCTCAACCTTTTTCATCATGGACATTAAATAACACAACTTGCTTGTATGATCCCCCCGTGGCTTTCCCATCAGTAACATTAAAAGGTGATTTGCCTTATGTTATACAATGGGATGAAACTAATACAAGATGGTTAAGTGTTGATCCAGATGATAACAGCACTCAAGTTAAATGGGATGCTAGTAATTCTTCGTGGATAAACATTTAAATTTTTCTACATACAAATTATTTGATAAGAAAGTTCTTTCAGAGGAATTTGTAATTGTTCATCAACTTTCAAAAAAACTTTTAATAGACAATGATATGATGTGTAATCATGTTAAAAAAAGTAAAAAACAAAATCTAAGAGTTAGACCTGAACATTGGTACTCTGATAATAATTATTACAAATTAGATGCTTTACAACACATAACTTGGTTGGTTGACTATATAAGAGATAACTATCGTTATGAATGTGAGCAACCTATAAAGATAAATTCTTTGTATGGTATTTATTTAAATCATAATGAAAGTATTGGATCACATCATCATATTAATGATTGGGATTATGAAGAGTCTCCTGACATGTCTTTAGTTTTTTGTTTAGATCCCGGAGATAAACCATGTGAAATAATATTTGAACATGAATATGGAAGACATAAAAAAAGAAGATACGCAGTTACTTTTAAAAAAGGAAGATTTGTTATGTTTCCTTCTTACTTACGTCATAGCATTACACAAAATAAAAATAAAAAACCTTTTGTTGGTTTATCTATGCGTTGGCAAAATGCTTATCCTGGAGAATAATTAAAAGTAATTAAAATTAACATTAAATCTACCTTGTGCATTTGTGCAAGAAGTTGATGAATGTAGAGAACCACCATTAAAAACCAAAACTCTGTTTGCAATGCTTTCAATTTTTGTTCCGTCTTCTAACACCGTATAACCATCACAAGTGTTAATATAAAATAGTGCACCGTTGTGATCAAAAGGGTAGTCTGTATGAGCAGCATGTATTTTCATTTCTTCTGTTCGTGGATAAAAATTAACTTTAATTCTTAATAAAGAAGAAACACTAAGCTTCTCTACTATTGGCATAAAATTTTCTAAATAAACACTTTGTCTCCCCCCTTTTACTAAATTATCTCTGTCGTTTTTATATGCAAGGTGCGTAAAATAATAATCATATTTATGCTTTTCATAATCGTCTCCTTGTTCATAATTTAAAATAGCATTATAAAAAAAAGGTAGTTCGGGAGACATTACTAATTCTTGAATCATCAAAAAAGTTTTTTGATCTAAAAAATTGTCAAATATTTTGTATTGCGTTTTCTTCTTCATGATAAATTTAGGTTTATGTTTATTCTTATTTTTTTATCTGTCTGTGGAATAACAGCATGGTATAATTTACCATCAAAAATAAGCATTTGGTTTGCCACTGAGGGTACTCTTTTACCTTCTCTAAATACAGTTACTCCGTTATTAGAATTTAAATAATACAAAGCAACGGTATGTTCTTCTTCTATATCTCTGTGCATATTACTCATAATTGCCTCATGTTTTCTTGTGTATAAATTTATTCTTGCTCTTAGTAGATTGTTAAAATTTAATTTACCTAATAAAGGCATTACTAACATATTAAAATACTTACTTATTATTTCTCCTCCTGTATGATTAAAATTGTGTGGATTACCATAGAGGTTATGAAAAAATAAAAAATCATCTTCAGCTTTATTATCTGTATTAGTTAATAAAAAATTATTTCCATCAATATAATAATATGGAAAATCATTTGACATTAACAAATCAACAAACTGTTGGTGTATTTCATTAGGTAAAAAATTATCAATTACTTTCATGATAAATTTAAATTAATATTAACCCTTACTTTTTCATCTGTTTGTGGAATAACAGCATGGTCCATATGACCATCAAAAATAAGCATTTGATTTGCAACTGAAGGAACTTTTTCGCCTGTTTTAAAAACAGTTTCACCATTGTTTGAATTTAAATAATATAATGCAACTGTATGTTTATCTTCTAAATCTCTATGAAAATTACTTATTATTGGGTTCTTGGCTCTTGTTAATAAATTTACTCTTGCTCTTAATAAATTATTAAAAGTAAGAGGAAGTCTTCCTAATATAGGCATGATTAAACGATTAAAATATCTACTAACAATCTCTCCCCCTGAATGATCAAAATTGTGTGGATTGCCGTAAAGATTATGAAGAAAGTGAAAATCATCCTCAGTTCCGTCTGTGTGAGATAAACCATCTATGTAAAAATATGGAAAATCATTTGACATTAACAAATCAACAAACTGTTGATGTATTTCATCAGGTAAAAAATTATTAATTACTTTCATAAAATATTTAAATTAATGTTTACTCTTAACTTCGTATCTGTTTGAGGTATTACTGCATGATCTAATTTACCATCAAAAATAATCATTTGATTTGCAACCGAAGGAAGTTTTTCTCCTGTTTTAAATACAGTTACTCCGTTATTAGAATTTATATTGTATAAAGCAACAGTATGTCTTTCCTCTAAATCTTGATGAAAATCACTAATTACCCCTTCGTGTTTTCTTGTATACAAATTTACTCTTGCTCTTAATAAATTGTTAAAATTTAATCTACCTAATAATGGCATTGCTATCATATTAAAATATCTACTAACAATCTCTCCACCAGAATGATTAAAATTATGTGGATTGCCGTAAAGATTGTGAAAAAATATAAAATCATCTTCCGTTCCATTTATGTTAGCTACACCGTCAATAAAATAATATGGAAAATCGTTTGACATTAATAAATCAACGAATTGTTGATGTATGTCATTTGGTAAAAAATTATCAATTACTTTCATATTAAAGCCCTTTCACTATTACCTGTTTTTATAAAAATTTTATTGTTCGTATATTCTTCTGAAAATAAACAATTTGTTAAAACACAATACATATTTTGATTTGTTTCATTATGTAATTCAGCTTCTTCTAAAATTTTTAAAGCCCCTTCTTTTAAACCAATTGCTTTTTTTATTATAAATAAAACATTTCCTGGTGTTAAAGTAATTTTTGTTTTTTTATTTATTTTTAAAAAAGTTTGTTTATCATAAAAAACTTCTACCCCAGGGTGATTAGACTTTTCATATTTTCTTGATTTTAAAAAATTAAATTTTTCTTGTAAATTATCCATTATTTTTAAAGTCTCCTGGTAGACCTAAAAAAGGTCTATTATCATAAATGTTTTTTTGTTCAAAATCACCTTCAGTATTATTATAATGTAAAAAAACTTGACAACAATCTTGACCTTTAAAAGTTTCTCTCCAATGTTCTAAATCACATCCACTATAAGCTAACATATCTCCTTGTTTAAGAATAACCTTTTTACCTTTATTACCAAATTCTCCAGTAGGATCTAAATATATAGGCCATTCATCTCCGCCTAAATTAAGAGTGCATGATATTTCACACGATGGTCTATCTTTATGTCGATGTAAAATATCACCATATTTATATATTCGAGCATAACTATAAGTAGGAATAAGATTAAGTTTTGTTGTTTGTATCATTTTTGGAAGAACTCTTTCTAATAAAGTTTCCATAACTAAATCAGCATAGTGAGAGTATGTGTTTGGTATTTGTTCATCGGCCCACGTTCCCCAAGTAGGATCAAAACGTGAAATATATTTTGAATTAAATAAATAATCTGCAACTTTTCTTTTGTTTAAAAAATAAGCATAACAAAAACTAGTTAATTCTTTAGTAATTGCTTTTTTAACTATTTCATATTTATTTTTTTGAAAACTCATTTTATCTCCTTAAAATTGTTATATAAATTTTTTCCCTGTATTCCAACAAACTAATGAGCATCTTGTTCCCTCAGTAACAGGAGTAACTCTGTGCCAAACAAAAGAAGGAAAAAATATCATTGTGCCTCTTTTACGAAGTTCAATAGTAATAATTTTTGATTTTTCAGGATGTGGAATGCATATTTCAAAATCACCGCCTTTATAATTTTCTCTGTCTACCAAAATTAAAGTAGCAGAAATTTTTCTCATAGGTAGATTATCAAGAACGTCTGCACCAGAATCTGTGTGCCAATGATAAAATTGTTTCTTTGAACCTTCATACTTTGTAAATTGACATGACTCTGTATTATCCCATTGAAAATTCCAACCTGCTTGTGCATTAGCTTCATGAACTAATGGTTGTATTTCTCTATATAACCATTTTTCAGTTAACCAAACAACGTTCGATTTTCTTGTTTTTTCTAATTCTTCTTTTTGTTTTTCATCAGCACCTGCAATAGTGGCTACTTTTTCTTTTAAGTTTTTTCCATATTCAAGAATATAATTACAAAATCTGTCTGGAACAGCATTTTCTATAATGAAATAATTATTAACTAATTGCATTCTTTTTCTGCCTCTTTCATAGCATGAATTCGCTGTCAAGAAAACAATTTTAAAAAGATTGCTTGATATATTCTGTACACATGTTTAAATTAGATCTCACCCAAAATTAAAAAATCAGGAGAAATTATGGAAAATCAAGAAGTATTGAAGGCTATAGCTACCCTTGTAGATAAGGTGAGCAGATATCATGAACGTTTATTACAATTAGAAAGAGAGAAAGAAAGATTAAGTGATGCTTTTGCAAGACATCTTCAAGGATGTGCTTGTCATAATACTTCAGATGAACAAGTTATGTTAAACGGCAATTCTTCAGAAATTGATTGTGAAGCTTGTAGTGCTTAATTATTCAGGTGTTTCACCTAGCATATCTTCTAAAGAAGGAGCAAATACTTTTACATCTCTTCTAATCTTTTCAGCAGTTGTAGATGTCCCTGGATTATCAACATCAGCTTGAGCTGCATTTTCTGATTCATATTCAACACCTGTATCAACGTGAGTAATCGTTGTTTCAGTTTTTACTTTATAGTGAGGAATTCTTCTTCCATCACTTGTTGTAATGTGTCCTAGTAATTCAGCGGGTTCAACTATCGGCATCTTTGTCTCTCCAATTTATGTTAAAACTAATAATAACTCTATCTTTATCAGAATTATTTGTTTGTACTTCATGTTGTAACCATGAAGGAAAAAAAATCAAGGAATTTTCAACAGGTTCCCATTGTACGCTATGAGCGAGGTGTATAGAAGCTTTATCTGTTTTTGGGGGTGATAGTACCTCTGACTGTGGTTTAGGCTCTAGAAACACAATACTGCCACTTTTTTTAGGTGCCTTTAAATAAAATACACCAGATAGATAGTTATAGGGATGAGTATGAACATTATTTCTAGATCTTGGTGGATTTATCATGCCCCACATTCCAGTCACTTCAGGAACATAATTATCTTTTACATCCATGTGATTAAAACAATCTTTAGCGTATTTAAGAATATCATTAACTAAAGGTTTAAATTTTTTTATTTCATGTATTTCATCATTACTATGCCATCCGCCTATATTTGATCGAGGCATTCCTTTTTGATCTTTTTCTTTTAATTGGTATATAGCATCGCTAAGATGTTCATAATCTTTAAGTTGAAGAGAAAAAACTGGAGTTATAAATAAAGAATGAAGATTAATCAAAGTTGTCCTTTCGTAATCTCCATATAACTTGCAGTAATATGTACTTGATTAGCTGCATTTGCTTGGACTTTCATAACATCACTTTCTTGTAAAACTAATGGTTGTTCTAATAATTCTGTTGTTGTTTTTGTAGCAACACTTTTTTCTTTAAATACTTCAAACGTCGCTGATGATCTCAAGACTTCTATATCAAGAAGAGTGGTATTAGCTGAATCATTACAAACCAAAATAGATTTCACTAATGCTGTAGTAGGGGGCACGGAAGGAGAAGCACCAGGATCAGCTGTTGGCACGGTAATTAAAATTGTTAGGTCTGTCGTGGTGACATCCAACATTGCGCTTTTAAATACATTAGCCAAAGAAAAAAGCCTCCGCCTCCGCCTCTGATTTTAATTCGCTTTGATAGTTTGTGTTAAGCAAAAAAATAATTTGATCTAACAAATTTATCATTTGGTCAAACTGAGTAGCACTATACTCTGATGTTGCGTTTGGTAATCTTGTTATTGTAATTTTAGCCATTATCTTCTTCCGTCTTGTCTAAGTTGTAACTTTGTTGATCCAAGTCTCCAAGCTGTGTCATTAATTGTGTTAGTTTCATATTTAATTTTTACTGCCCTGCCTCTCCCTCTTACATTAATTTTCTGTGTTGTGCTAGAGATAGTTCCTGAAGTAGAAACACTATTAGTGGATTGTGGATATTGATTTAAAGTTAAGGTAGCTGTTAAGGTGTTTGATAAATTATCAAAGTCAGGAACTAATTTACTAACTGACATTAACTCGTCCCCATCTCCTATTTCTACTGAACCTGTAGTTAAGAAAGCTGTAATTGCTGCACCATTAGCTTGATTATTACCTGTCTCATGTTCATAAACATACGAAGCTCCTGCGGTCAAACCTAATATAGTAGATACATTTGCTGTTACACTTGTGCTATATTCTGTGGCTATTGGTAATTCATATACATAAGCACCAAGCCAAGTTGTTCTATCTAAAGTTAATGTATACCAAGTATTTTCTAAATAATTGTAAACAACGCCTCTATCTATTTGTGTAGCATTTGCTGAAGGGTAGTACCAAATAATTTCGTTAAACGCTGTGTTTAACCCAACGGCAATATCATTTCTGTTTGTATAACTAAGATCATCAAATACATAATCTTGCACAGAACAAGGCATTTTTTTAACAACACCATCATACAAATAAAAGGAATCATCCGACATCCAATACGCTTTTCCATTTACTTCTATTGCCGCATGCTGTGCTATTAATCCACAGTTAGCACCAAGTTGTCTCATTCCAAAAGTAAATGGAGTGCCAACAAATTGAATACCTTGTAAAGATGTATCGGTCCAAACAAGTATCTGACCCGCAGATTTTACAGCACCTATTATTCTAGAACCATCAGAAATACGAAGGGAACCTGCTTCATTAGTAGCTACAGGAGTATAATCAGTAGCATTTTCTCTATCAGAAAATCTAAAAAACAAATCATCTTGAGTTCCAGTATTTCCAATTGTTGTTTCTGTTCCAAAAATTAATAAGTGTCTAGTATCTGTAGAAACCAAACTAAATCTAGAAGCTGTTGGTGCATTGGATAAAGCTGTTGCTCTAGTTCCTAATCCACTTGATGTGTCCCAAATAAAAGTACCACCATTTAAAGCAGTAGCAATTAAATCTTCTCCAAAATTATCTAAAGACCATTGACGTGCTGACAATACAAGACTTGAACTTGATCTAGGAGTGTTCCAAGTGCTTAAATTCCATGTTAGAGTTCCCCAACCATATCCAAAAGTAGAAGTAGCAGGTCCTGTAGTTATTTGATAATTAGCATTTCCTGTTCCTCCACCTCCTGAAGTTGATCCAGAAGCTGTGCTAGTATGAGTAACTTTATATGTACTAGCATCTACATACGTTGTAATTTCAAACTCTTGATTCATATCTAAACCATCAATAGCTGAAAAAGAATCAAAGGTTACAAAATCACCTTCAGCAGCGCCATGAGCTGCATCTGTAACAGTTACTGTAGTAGTGCCATTTGTTGTAAAAGGATTTGTTAAAGAAGCTGTTTCTCTAATAGGAGTAATATCAGTAAAACCACCACCTGTAAAAAGATATAATTTTCTATCTGTTCCTAAAGCTAAATATTTGGTTCCATCTAAACCTAGCCAAGAATGTGTATCACGGACCACGCCCACAATAGTTTTATTAGGGCTAGGTAAATATCCCCAGCCACCCCATCTCTCAGGTTTTCCGTAGTGAAAACGTACAAAATCAGAGTCAACATATTTACGTTGGTCTCCTGCTGAATAAGCAGTATCTTGTTTATCTATACCAGGTTGGAACTTTAAATCAGTCAATTTCATGTTGGAGTATACTAAATTATTTATTGTTTTGTGGCAAGAATTGAGTGGCTACATTACCTTTGAAAGGGTAATTACCAAAGTGAGTCATACCGCTAAGAATATCCGCATATATTTTACCACCTATTTTCTGCCATAAACGGCAAAAAGAATAATCTTCAGATAAATATCTTTTAGTTTCTGGTTCCACCATAGTATCAAAAAATGCGTAGTTCCAATCAGATGTATCATGATAATTAAATTCTGTATCATGTGGTTGATTTAAATGTTGGTCAGATTTAAATTTTAAATCAGGATAGGCCTTAGCCATTTTCTCAAACACTTGTCTTTTTATTAACATAAAACCTGTTGCACCGTCTAATACTTCAATAAATCCTTTTTCAACTTTAACATTATTAGGATCTTTAACATTTAAATTATATTGCAAAGAAGCTGCGTGCAATTCATCTTCTTTTATATTAGGGTTTTCAATCACTCTTCTTTTAACTTTTGTCCAATCAATTAGTTTACGAGGATAAACACCTGTTATTACATCTTTATCTAAATCTAACATGCGAAAAACTGATTCAGGATTAAAAGCAATATCAGCATCAATAAATAAAAGATGAGTATATTTTTTTTCATCCATAAATAATTGAACTAAAGTATTACGAGCTCGTGTTATTAATGATTCATTACCGATTGTACCAATTTGTATTTCTATTTTTTTTTGAGCGGCTAAAGCAATAAGTTGCAAACAACTTTTAAAATAATCTGCTGTAAGCATACCTCCGTAACAAGGGGTACCTATGAAGATCTTATGTGACATCTTTATAAAATATGTTTAATGTAAATCTATTAGAGCTATCACCGAAAGATTGTAAATCTGATTTTGTATTTTTATTATGGTGCATGAATATTAAAAGCTAAAGAAATTCGTTTTTTATCTGAGTCAATAACTCTATGAAAAACATTGCCCTCAAAAAATAATAAATCTCCTTTTTTAGGAGTAATTAATGTTTTACTACTACTAGGAAAAGTAGCAAATTCTATGTCTGAGTTTTGTTCGGATATGTATAAAACTCCTGCAACAAAAGCAGGACTATGTTCATGAAATTCTTGATACCCCCATTTATCAATTATGTTTATCCAAGATTCATTTATTAAAAACGGAATGCTTCTTTTTTGAACTGCCTCAAAATAAATAGCTAATTGTTCGTGTATGGCTTCTCTAACATTTTTAAACTCAATAACATCATGTAATATATTATGACATAAATTATGAGATGTTGCAGAATTACAATTCCATTTTCTACTTTTAAATTTGTCCCCGTGTTCTTTTACATATTGATTAATTATATTTAATAATTCAATGTTAACACTTGTCTTTATAACACTTAATTTTTTAAGAATTATTTCTTGCATAACTTACCTCTAAATATTCTATTTTTGTTATCCATCCTTTAGGTATGGCAATAGCACCTCCTCCAGATACATCGTCTTTGTCTTTACTGTAAGATCTCATAATAACTATTCTTTCATCATTATTAGTAATCATCCAACCTACTTCTTGGCACACGGCCAACGGTGCATTAATAATTTCTTTTATGTCAAGCCACCCGGTTTCTGTATCACGGGCATCGAGCCACGTCACACGGACCATTGGAACTTTATCAATGTCAATCATTAATAGGTTCTTTTTTCTTTAAATGTAAATTAAAAGACACCGATCTTCTTTCTTCGTTTTGTGTTCTAAATGGATAAACACCATGTGATAACCAAGAAGGAAAAAGATAAATTGCTCCAACTTCAGGGGTTGCTTGATGTTTGTGTCCGCTAAAAGTTGCAGCTTGACCACAATGCCAAATTATATCTCCTACACAAGGATAGTGATCTTCTTTTTTATATTCTTCTTTTAAACTAGGTGGTACCCGTAAATAAATTACACCTGATAATTCTCCTTGGTGTATATGAAAAGGATTAAAGTCTCCCGACCATTGGCTCACGGCCCACATAGATTCAATAACCATTGAACCTACAAATGCAGGTGATATGGTATCACTAGCTGGAGGTATAGATATATATTGTTTAACAATTTGACCTATAGCATCTATTAAAGGTTTGAATTCTTTACCCCCTAAATCTTCAGTAGGATAACGAACTTCTTGTTTGACATTACCCGCTAAATTCATTGAATGATCATATTCTTTTGATAATTTTTCATCATCAAACAACTCTGTTGCTCTATCATCAAGTATTTTAATTAACTGATCCGGTAGTTTTCCCTGTAATATTGTAGGACCAAAAGGTCTAATTGCGTGAAAATCTACTTTAGTTTTTTCCTTACTCATTTCTTTTTCTTTTTCTTTTGCCCATATTCTTGTAGTTTTTTTATATTTTCTTTTACAAATTCTATTTCATCTTTATTTAAAGGTCTTCCATATGG